ACTATGGCAGCATGTTCGTTGATGTTTAATGGAAATGGAGAAATATCCCGTGACCAGAAAAAGGCGACAGACGGCATTGTTACAAGCCAACCTTCGTCTCCCTCCGGCGCTGACGCAGGAGTTTCAAATTGACCTTCAAAATGTCCTCTTAGAGGACGGGTCACTAGAAGCTTCTTACATGACCAAGTATTGGCTCACGAAGTTCTGTGAGTCAGACAAGGCATCCGCGTTAGCCCGCCGCAACGCCGCAATACTAAAGTGGCGTGGCGTGGAAGAACGGAACAGGGTTACCTGCGAACGGCTTCTTAGCCGTGAATACCTTTACGACCCCGCGAATGAGGTCGCAATGGTTCCGCTTGCTCTCGTAATTGAGCGAGCTCGACAGGTGGTTCATGACGTCCTCGGCGACACTCCGTCGTTAGACATGGCTCATGCCATGTACAGCGGTGGGGCATCTACGAGTAAACGTCGTTCGAACGGCCATCCAGCCGTTAAGTTCCTCGAGAAAGCAGACTCGACTAGGCGTGCGTGGGAAGTATTTGCTCCACTAGTGGAGCATTCCGCGTACGGCCGTCATATATACGAAAATGGATTGGAACCCAGATTCGTAGGCGGCTCTATCCTCTTCACTGTCCCAAAAAGTTCGGACATTGATCGGGTTGCCTGTAAGGAACCTGACTTTAATGTCTTCTTCCAGAAGTCATTCGGTAATCAGATCCGATATCTGCTCAGACGAGTAGGTATAAATTTGAATGACCAGACGATTAATGGGGAACTTGCCCGTGTGGGCTCGATCGATGGGTCGCTTGCGACTTTAGATCTAAGCTCCGCGTCTGATAGCGTCACTTTGGAGTTAGTCCGGTTGCTTTTGCCGCCGGATTGGTTCTATTACCTTGATGCATGCAGATGCTTGACGATCGACTTAGATGGGGTGGAAACACCTTTATCGATGTTCTCGTCAATGGGGAACGGCTTCACTTTTGAGCTCGAAAGCCTGTTATTCTATGGCCTTGCTCGGAGTGTCGCTTATCTCACCGGCTTGCGTGGTAAGATCTCCGTTTACGGAGATGATATCATTGTGCCAACAGACGTGGCACCCTACCTTTTCCATGCCCTTCGGGGCGTCGGGTTCACGGTGAACGCTGAAAAGTCGTTCGTTGATGGACCGTTTAGGGAGAGTTGCGGTGCTTATTGGCATGAAGGTATTAACGTTAAGCCCTTCTACATGAAGGGCCCGCTACTTACCTTTATAGACCTGATTAAGACCTTGAACCAGCTGACGAGCTGGTCCAGTCGCGTACTAGGGATCGTTGATCCCCGTTACGAGGCTATACATACGAAGTATAAGGCAGCCATCCCCGAAGAATATTGGGGTGGTCAGGATCTCACACGTGACACATCGTTAGTCACGGGCGATAAGCCCCGTAAGGAGCTTCGTGAGGTCGTCGGAAAGAAAGGCCTAGATCATATAGGGGGTTTCCTTATGTGGTTGCAGCTTACAGCTTTTCGTAAACTGGCAGGTTCTATTCAAATTACTGGGAGCGCTAACACGAAACTTTTCCGTGCTAAGCGTAATCCACAGCTGTGGGGTGATTTACCTGTCTTCCTCGGAAGATATAATTACCTACTCGAGTAGAACGCTCTAGCCCGTATGGCCGGAGCCCGGTAAACCGGTGGGTCTCCCCCTCTGAAACCCTAAGTCGGGAATAGGAGGGAGAGTTTTAACTGAGAG